GAGATACCTTTTAAGAAGTAAATACAAAAGGAAAGTTACCTCTTAATTGTCAGACAATTCTATCGGTACTCCTTCGGGACTCCGTCCCTTAGTCGTTCACTCGCTTATAGATCATTTGTTCGTATCACTGTTCTATCACAACTATAACAATAATTTGTTAACACTCTATTCATAATTTATACTTTATTTGTTAACAATTACATGATACAATAAAAGAAAAACTCAAGGAGATATAAAGAAATGAAAAGACCTAAAGACGGCATTATAAATAGTAAGCTAACACCTTATGAAATGTTGGAACATGCAATGCTTTCGCAAGCGGCGGCTGATATCGAAACGACAACATGGTATAAAGTGCCATCGGATGGCATGAAGTGCTCATATAAAGAAGGACTTGAAGCAGTTGACTATATTGTTTTAGTCCTTAGACAGAATGCTTATAGTGTGGATGCAATAGCAAAGATTTTTAGAGAAATTACACCACATAACTACAAATATGATTTGATTAAAGAAAGATTAGAAAAGAGAGGTATCGAGTTATGAAACAGACAGAAATTCAAGCAAAATATTTCACACGTTGGCACTATGATTCTATCGAGTCCACTTCAAGCAAGTCAGAATATATCGCACGTGTTGGCAAACTTGCCAACGTTGCAAACAAGCGTGCCAAAACTTTAACAACTGCAATATCAAAAGGCAGAATCACAGAAGATAGAACAGCACTTTTCAGATATCAAGACGCGGTTGATTACTTTAACAAGCACGTTTCCTATAACGCTTCTTATGTGTCAACTGGTAAAGCAGTTTATAAAGATTTTTCAATCCGTGAATTAAGAGCACTCGAAAACAAACTTTTGCACTATCTTGAAGCAAAAGCTTCAACCGCAAGAGGCAGTATTGAAGTAGAAAACAAGCGTGTTGCAACATTCAAGGAACGTTACGGGGTTGATATATCTAACCTTAGCAAAAGCGTTCGTGATAAGCTTTTCAATACCTTGCATTATTTAGCAGATAAAAAATATGCAAAGCTTTCAAGTGATCAAATTGTTACACTGTTAACAGAGTCAATAAATACAAATAACAGAGAGGGCTTGCAAGAACTTTTTAAAACAGCGGAGGAATTATATCCGAACTTAAAAGATCAGGCAGAGTTTAGAGTTGCAATTATACAAAATAGTTCGCTATCATGGAAAGATAAAGCACGAGAATTTAAAGCGGCAAACAAACTATACAAGAGCAATAGAGCGAAGCCAAAACCAAAAGCTATAAAACAGGAGTTATAATTATGATAGTTCAATGTTTAAATAGAACAAATCAATATGATGATATAGAAGTGAAGTCAGTGACGGACTATGTGCCGTCACATGGCTTTTCTCTGCACAAGCCTTTAGGCAAAAAGAAAGAAAGCCCTTATTATATTGATCAATTTGGAACATTTGATATTGAAACAACTTCTAGGACTCGAATTGAGAAAGATGACCAAGGCGAAGAAGTGACAAAACCAATTGACGCATTTATGTATGTTTGGTCTGCTTGTATTGACGGAGAAGAAGTGGAAGGTAGATATTGGTCTGATTTTATAACGTTACTTGATAAAATTCAAGCCTACTACAAAACAAGCGAGTCACGTTATTTTGTTATTTACGTTCACAATCTGCCTTTTGAATTTTCTTTTATGATTGGATATTTAAACGACTATAGCGAAGTGTTTGCAACTGGTAAACGTAAACCGCTTGTGTGGCGATTAAAGAAACGTGGGATTGAGCTGAGGTGTAGTTATAAGCTTACTAACATGTCGCTCGATAACTTCACGAAAAAAATGGCGGGTTGCACTCATATAAAAGCAAAAGGTGATTTGGACTATTCACTTATAAGGCATAATGAGAGCTATATCAATCCTACCGAGTGGGGATATATCATCAATGATACTCTAGGTTTATGGGAAGCAATAACTTACATGCTTACAAAAGATAAAGATACTATTGCAACTGTGCCGCTGACAAGTACCTCTTATGTGCGGCGAGATATGAAAAGAGCTATACGAAAAGGCACTACCACCCGACTGCTAAAGAAAAAGCTAGCTTTAAACGACAAAACATATAAACTTTTGAAAGAAGCTTTTCGAGGTGGTGATACTCACGCAAATATGATAAAGTGCGCGAAAATATATCATGACGTTTATAGTTTCGATGCTTCGAGCATGTATCCGGCTATGCTACTTTTGATGCAATTTCCAGTAACAGCATTTGAAAAAATGCCTGTAACATCAAAATGTTTAAAGTATATAAAAAGTAAAAATCTTGCATGGATTGCACAAATAAAGCTTACAAACGTAAGACTTAAAGAAGATCAATATAACCCGTATCTATCAATAAGTAAATGCCGTAACTTGCAAGGGGTTGACCCTGACAATGGCAGAGTATGGAAAGCATCAGAGCTTGAAACAACTGTTACAGATATAGATTTCTCTATAATTGAAGAATGCTATGATTTTGACAGTATTGAAATCATAGAAGATACACTCTATACCGCACGTTATGGATATATACCAGATGATGTAAGAAGTGTAATCATGGAGTACTTCACGGCAAAAACCAAACTTAAAATTGCTGTAAAGCATACCGCCCCAAATAGCAAAGAAAGAGAAGAAGCGGAGTACGACTTGATGAAAGCAAAAAATAAGCTTAATGGCATTTATGGCATGGCGGCAACCGATCCAATTCACCCTATTATGTTGTATTTAGAAAACGAATGGCAAGAATTTTCATATGCAATGTATGAAAATGATATTGCATATAAAGAAAAAGTTGATGCAAGCGGCTTTTCGATTCCTGATGAAAAATCTATTGCAGAGCAAAGTGAGAAAAGCGTATTGCCTTATGTTTGGGGGGTATACACAACTGCACACGCAAGAAAACATTTACGTAGAATTTTAGCATGTGCAGAAAGCTCATATATTTATTGTGATACAGATAGTTGTAAAGCAACTAACTTTAATTTTGACAAACTGACAGAATTAAATAATTGGATATATGAGCTATGCGAAAAAACTAATACTTTTGTTGACATTGACGGTAAAAAATATTATATTGGCTATTTTGACTGTGAAAGCGATGTGAAGTCAGAAAACAAGTATGAACCTGAATACAAAGATTTTAAAACGCTAGGCGCAAAGAAGTATTGTTTTAATGCGTACAAAGAAACAAAAGATAACACATATTTTGGCTGTACCATATCAGGAGTTAAAAAAGCAAGGGGGGTAGAAGTGATTAAAAACCTTGATAACTTTAGAGAGGGCTTCAAAATTAAGAATAGTGGTGGTTTTCAAATCTGGTATAATGACAACGATACTATCACAAAAACAAAAGTTGTTGATTATCAAGGTAAAGAGGGGATAACCGAATATACTGGGTATAGTTGTATGATAGCACGTGACTATGAAATAGGTCTTTCAGATGATCAAATAAAGAATTATACTATAATTGATGAAATAGCCGAATAAATAACGTTTTATTTGCAAAACTTTTGTAAATAAGTTATTATATACTTGTAAAGGAAAGATACCCTAATAAAAGAAAAGAGGATAATGAAAAAATGAGAATTGAAATGCAATCAAGAGAGTTTGACAAGAAAGAAATGTTTAAGATGGCAAATGACAATCACCTGTTAATGAAGAATTTATCCGATGGCAGCGTTATAAACGTTACTGATTATGTACGTTATACGGCAGATGACGGAAAAGAAGTTGCAGTTTTCTATAATACTGATCTTGATACAGGCGAAGTAGTAACAATTGCAACATCAAGTCCAACTGTTATCAAGACGGCAGAAAGTGCTTTCCATTTTATGGAAACATACAATTTACAGTTTAAGCTGACACGCTCACAAAGTAAAGCAGGCAGAACTTACATGAATTTTGAGCTTGTATAAATAATGGTTGGGGGGCAGAGGGAAGAAATACAAGTTGTTCAAGGGTGAGTCTCACAAGCTCACCCTTTTAAATTATAGGGGTGATAATATGAACTTATATAAAGAAAACGGCTATTTGAATTACCAATATATTTGTGACGTTGGACAACGTTACATTGATATAATAGGCGGCAGAGGTATTGGAAAGTCTCACTTAATATGTGATATATGGAATGAAAGTAAGTCACCAATTTTGTATGTGCGTAGAACAAACGTTGCACTTGAAAATAGTTTTTCAACAATTGGAGACTTTGTAAAACCAGACTGGTTTGGGAAAGATATTCGTTTGAAATATAACGACAAAAAAGGTTATGGCAAGGCATATCTGACAGACGAGGACTTGCAAAACGATAAACCTTTTATAGTAGGTGTTTCTCTGTCTACTTTCCAAAACAAAACTGGTATAGATTTTACACGCTTTTATGATGTAATTTTTGATGAGTTTATCCCCCAAAAAGGTGACAGACCTATAAAAAATGAATTTCAAGCTTATAAAAATATCATGGAAGTGCTTTTCAGAAACCGCCCTGAGTCAGAAACGGAAAAAATTAGAACTTGGTTTTTTGGGAATTCCAACGCAATTATGTCTAACATTTTAATCGGTTATAGGCTTATCCCAGATTGCTACAAGGCAGTAAAAGAAAGAACAGAGATTACACAAGTAGATAGGTGTGAGACAACACTTATACTTCCGTTTAGCTCTCCGGTATCAGAGAAAAAGAGACAAAACGCTTTTTACAGAAACCTTCCAAAAGGTAGAGCAAAAATGGAATTAGACAATGAGTTTATGGATTTGGAAGATGATAGAATACGGCACCAAAACTTAAAAGAGTATACGCACGACATGAAAACACCTCTGTTTTCAGTTTGGTTGCATAAGTCAGATTTTAAATTTTACGTGACTAAACCTATGCGCTCTCATTGTGATGATGTTTTTGATGCTTCACCATCGTCATTAGAGAGGTGGCAAACTAGTAGTAAAAAGTATCTAAAACCAATGTTTATAAGTGGTGACATAACATTTTCAGACTATGAAACACAGTGTGATTTTTTAGCATCTTTTGATTGCGTATCATGGTATGATATTTTGTAAAGTTGTAATTGACAAACAATAATATAAATGGTATATAATAAATAAAGGCGGTTGCACTATCCAAACACTAGCCAGTGTGTGCATGTTGGGGACAACGAACAAACTGCCTTTTATTGCTGTATAGCGTAGATGGTAGCGCGTGTGACTTTGAATCACAAGGTAACAGTTCGATTCTGTTTACAGCTGTCAACAAATAAAGAAAGAAGGTTAAAGTATGAAAATTGATGAAATTTTAAAGCTTGTAAATGCAGGCTACAGTAAGGAAGAAATTGACAAGCTTGATGTTACAGATCAGAAGTCAGATCAGAAGACAGATCAGAAGTCAGATCAGAAGAAAGATCAGAAGTCAGATCAGAAGACAGATCAGAAGTCAGATCAGAAGACAGATCAGAAGTCAGAAAGTTTTGATTATGAAAAGTTTGCAGCAGCTCTTGTAAAAGCACAGCAGCTTGCAAACGGCAAACAAAACTTTGGTGGATCACATTCTGACACGGATATTAGTAGATTCTTTTAAAGGAGGCATGTAAATAATGGCAAATCTAACATATACGCAAATTGCGCCGTTACTTACTGAAATGTATAATCAATATACTGGTAGAACTTCAGCGCAAAATTTGACTTTTGGTCAAATGCAAAACACATTTAAAATGGGGTTCGATAGAGAAGATGATAACCTCTATCAAATCATTCCTACTGTACTTGCAAAATCAATTTATTCAATCCGTCCTTATTCACGTAAGCTTTCTGGTATGGTTTGGGATGAACAACGCTTTGGTAACTACATTAGAAAGTTTACACCAATTGTAAACGATTCAAACGTTGATAATGACGAATGGAATATCAACGTTGAACTTGCTAAACCAGAAGCAAGTCAAGATTGGAAAGCGGGTACGAAACCAATTAAGTATGATGTGCTTCTTACAATTGCAAGCGGTGGTCAAACTTTTGCAAGAAAATACACAATTTATAAAAATCAGATCAATGCAGCATTTAATTCAGAATCAGGAGTGGCATCTTATTTTTCCATGCTTATGACTGAATTTTCAAACATTTATGAGATTGACTTAGAGAATCGCTCTCGTGCACAGCTTGCAAACCTTGCAATTATCCTTGCAGATGCTGGTAAAGCCACACCAACAAGCGGCAATATGTGTAAGAAAGATCAGGTTTTTCATGCATTAACAAAGTACAATGCTGAGACAGGGCTAGCTATGACTGCAAAAACGATCATGAATCCGGATGATTTTAGACCATTTATGGTTTGGCTTTCCGCAGAGTTGAAAACACTTAAAGAAAACTTGGCTATTCGTGGCACTCGTTTTCATGGTGATTTCACGGGTAAAGTTGTAAACCGTCACACAGATGCCGCAGACCTTAGATTTTATCTGGTTTCAAAATTTGGAAATTATTTTGAAGCCAATGGCAGCGAGTTTTTCCACCCAGAGAAAGCGGAACTGGGCGATTATGAAAAAGTCACATTCTGGACTGACCCTTCTAATCCAATGCAAATCAAGGGAAGTGCTGAGGGTGTAAAACCAGATGGCGTAACAAAGTTTACACTTGCAGATCAAAAGGTTGACAACGTTCTAGGAATCATGATGGATATTGATACAATGGGAATTGTGCCTATTGATCAATGGAGCGCGACCGAACCGTTCAATGCACGTTACGGATACAGAAACGGTTGGAATCATTACACTTTCAAGACTCCGGTTGATTTCACAGAAAACGCAATTTTGATTTTGCTTGATTAAACATAAGGGGCATTATGCCCCTTTTCTTGAAAAGGAGTACACATGGCATTTGAAGTTAAATTTGGAAAATCAGACAAAAGAATAAATAGCACGAAAATACCAACATTGGCAGAAGGTGTGCAATGTGTGCTTAAAAGTGGTACAAGTGTAGAAAATCCAACTTTTATTTTGCAAAACGTTGCTCCTTTTGATTGGAATGTTGCATACTGTGAAACGTTTGGAAGATATTATTTTGTTAATGATGTTACATATGTAGAATCTACATATGAAATATCATGTACGTGTGATTATTTGGCAAGCTACAAAGATGAAATTCTTTCTAATACTGCCTATGTGGAAAGGGGATCACTTACTATCAGAAATCCATTTATCATTGATACAATGTTACCGACTCTTTGTAAACCGACTGTTAAAGTGGCAAGCTCAACTTTAGCGGTTGACTCAAGCGGCTGTGTTGTAATTTGTACAGCGGGGAAATCTGGAAATGGTTTTACAATTCTAACAGTTGCTAATTTTAATCGTTTGTGTTCATACTTATACACAGCTGAGTATACAACTGGACTAAACGACTTTTTACAAAATCCTGAGGGAGTTGCTAAAGAGGTAGCAAGACCGCAAGACTACTTACTTTCTGCTATGTGGCTTCCTTTCCAATCTCCCGGTGGTACACCAGTTAATGTAACGTTGGGATATGTCGACACGGGAATACCGGGGTGGCAAGTATCTACAAAAGATACTTTTAGCAAGTCGGTAAGTGTTACAATACCAAAACCAGATAAATCTGGTGATACAGAATTTCCTTATCTGAAATACGCTCCCTTTGCACACTATACTTTACAAGTGCCGTTCTATGGAACAATTCCGCTTAATCCAAATTTGTTAGCAGATACGCTAGTGATAAATTATACTATTGATATCAATGGTGGCTGTGATATTTCAATTTTAAGCGGGTCAACACTTGTAACATCTTTAAATGGCAATTGTGGAATTCCAGTTGGTTTCTCTGCAAGACAAACAAATATTATAGGTACATCACAAGTACAGCTAGCTAGTGCAATGTCTTTTGCAGATAGCGTGGGGAAAAGTGTAGAATCTGCAATGGAAGTGAACCCAGTTGGGGCGGCAAGCAATTTTTTAAATGCAACTGCTGTCATTACCAGTGGTATAATGTCTGGACTAGAGACGGCTGTACCGCGTGTATCAAGTAGTGGTGGTAGTGGTTCGATTTATGTAAACAATTTGGTGTATTTGATAGGAGAATTTTACACACAAGTTGAAACAAATTTACTATATCACGGGTACCCATGTTGTAAAGTTAAAACATTAAGCGAATTATCTGGTTTTATTAAGTGTAGAAACGCGAATATTAAATGTAATGCAACTGCAAACGGAACTGCAATTATCATTAACTTTTTGAATGGAGGTATGTTTATAGAATGAAACCGTTTGTATATAGTGGATATTATGTTGGCGAAGGTGTATCAAGTCCAATCATAAATGAATATGAGTCACGTCAAAATCCAAACATGATTCACATTAACAATACATGGGACTATGCAACATATTTTAGATACTTTTTGCAACGTGCTGAAAGTCTTATCATTTTTGACGGTATGCCTAAAAACTGGGCGAAAAATTATATCTATCCTCTTTTGTTTTTAAAAGGTAACTTTTGCGTTATGAATACCGCAAAGTTTGGACTCATACCTCAACACGGTTCACCTTATGGCTTTGATGTACAGTATCAGCCTACTAACTATGTAGTCGCGAACCCCGCTTTTGACGCTTCTTTTAATGGCGATTTGAAAATAGGAGAAGATTGTGAGATTGTAAAATTAGCACCTGATTGGTGCGGCATTGGCGACTTGATAAATTCATATGCGCAACGTGTAGCCATGACGCTATCTAATCATGACGTTGCTAGTGCTCTAGCAAAGTTTGGTTTTATTTTTACAGCCAAAAACAAAAGCACAGCGGAGACTTTTAAAGTTGCTTTTGATAATATCATGTCGGGACAGCTAGCAGTTGTAATCAATCAAGCTCTTTATGATAAGGAAACAGGCAAACCGTTATATGAGTTCTTTAACAACGATATCGAAAAATGTTATAATGTAGTTAAGGCGGCGTTAGAAAGCGTTGAAAATCTCAAACATGCGTTTGATATGGAGATTGGTATTTATACAGCTCCTGATAAAAAAGAGCGTATGATAACCGATGAGGTAGAAGAAACCAAAAACGCTGTAATGTCCAAATGTGAGTTGTGGATTGAGACAATTAACGAATGTTTAGAAAAAGTAAACGCACATTATAACCTTGACATTCGCGCACGTTTGCGGTATCCTAACAATAGAGGGGGTGACAAGAGTGAGAACGATTATACCAATAGCAACGTTGTATGAGTATGACAGTTCTATTTTTACAGATATTTATATAAAAGGTGTTTCAAAAGATCAACTTATTGAACACTTTTTGCTATCATATGGAGATTTGACCCCCGTGTATCAAGACCCCAAATATTTAAGACGGCATGTTACAAGTGTAGCGCGTTCTTTACAATGGAGTATCGACCACTTATGGGAAGTAACACAGCTTGAGTACAATCCAATAGAAAATTATGATAGAATGGAAAGTTGGGAAGATAAAGGCGGCGGCACTTTTCAGAAGGGAAAAGTAGATACAGAAGAAACGTTTAACAAGGGTGACATTACAACAACTTTTGGAAAAGTTACTGATAGTACACACAAAGTTGCGGCATTTAATTCAAGCGATCCAGAAGTTGCCAACACTGATAACACCACTGACAGCGGAAGTGATTCCCAGACGTTTGGCGCTGATTCCTCACATGGAAGTGTTACAAATGGTTTGGATGAATCAACAACAAAAGGAACACATGAGGGAAGAATACACGGAAACATTGGTGTTACTACTTCGCAACAAATGATGCAAGCAGAAATTGATCTGACTACAGCTTACAATTTCCTTGATAAAGTTTGTGAGCTGTATGCAAATAGATTATTGATAGGAGTGTGGTAGAATGGAAATTATGAACGCAATTGCGCAAATTGCACAGATGGTTGGTGTGCCTTGCGTATGCCTAGGCGCGGTAATGTGGTATGTGAATGCACTTGACGTGCGGCAACGTGAGGAAAGAAAGACATGGTATGAAAAGCATGACCAAGAGAGTTCAAAGTGGGTTGACGCACTAAACAATAACACAAAAGTTATTACAGAGTTGTTAACAATCGTAAAAGAAAAGGAGAATTAAAACTATGATTTATGATATTCCAGATAAGAACGTTGCTTATATTGCTAAGGCTAGAGAGCTTTACAAAAACCGTGACAAGTACGCTTACCTTTACGGCGCGAAGGGGCAAAAATGTACTCCTGAGGTTTTTGAGTCTTTGTGGGCGGCTGAACCAAATTATTTTAAAAAGTACAACGCACAGCAAAAAGCACAGATTAAGGCTTACTGTATGGGAAAGATAGTGATTGATTGCAGCGGTTTTATCAATCTTGTTACTGGAAAATTTATGTATTCGACTGCCTATGCAAACAGTTGCACTAATATAACTACTCCTGACAAGACTAAAGATGGCGATTTACTGTATACAACTTTTGGCGGTACTGGTAGACATATAGGGCTTGACATTGGTCATGGTTTCTTCATGCACTGTGGAAAAGAGCTTGAGACAATTTCAATAGGTGTTATTGATGGATTTGGTTGGGAAAAAGGGGGTACGTTATGATTTTTAATGTTAATGGCAATGCGTGTCGCGTTTATATCCCTGCAAATGAGGTAGCAGAGGGGAGAGTTAATATTGATTTACCAGATGGCTACTCATATAAAACAATATTAATTACCTATAGCAAAAACGTAATTGAAATAAATACTGCCGTGACTATAGTTGTAGGGGCCGACTATACGTTTCCAATTGTAAATTCTAGTTCTCCATGTACTATTTCACTATACATTCCAACACCGAATGCAGTTGCAGAACTTAGGTTTATCATAGAAGAGTTTGGCCAAAAACCTAACCCTAAGTATTTTGAAAAGGCTTTTGATCCAATTCTTGTAACAGGTAGTGACGGTAAAGATTATAACGTGATTCCATCAGATCAATTCAAGTAGGGGGTAGACGATGGCATTTTCTAATTTTCCTTATACCGACTTTCACAATTTAAATCTTGATTGGATTCTTGAAACGACTAAAGATTTAAATACAAAGTGGGACGATTATTACAAGCAATGGAATAAGTGGCAGCAGGACGTTCAAAACTATATTGATAATTTGGACTATATCGCCGCTATTGATGCATACCTTGACGGTCTGAAAAACAGCGGCGAATTGGCAGATATTATTGATACATGGTTAACAGACTATGGATTGATCACAATTGGCGACTCATACGGGGAAGGGTATACACCTGACGGCATGGTTAAGCCGTGGTGTGATATTTTGCATGAGAAGTATTTTTCAGATGCTAAGTTTTATGTTAATAAAAGTTTGGGTGGCAGCGGTTTTGGGGCTAATACGCACTTTTCAGAACTGCTATCACAGGCAATCGCCACTCTAACGGATAAGCAAAAGAAACAAGTAAAATATGTTGTTGTTGCAGGCGGTTGGAATGATCAATTTATTGCTTCTTCAACTGTCAACGCAGGCATCAAAGATGTTATTAACTTAATGTCTCAGCTGCCAAACGCAACACTTTACATTGGATGGATTGCTACGCCTATCATTGGATTTACTAGCGTTGCAAAACAAAAAGCGTATGATGAGATTAAAACTCTATACGAAACTTACTGGGGTAAGTATAAGTTTTTGAGTGGTGCTGATAGTGCTTTGCGTTGGACTGGTGTACTAGCATCTGATAATATTCACCCTAATGCTAGTGGGCAAGCTTCAATTGCAGATATGATTTATAAGGCAATGGAGGGGTATGCTAGTTGGAACCGTACCGCTGATTTTGCGCTTGATGGTACTGATTGTACTCTTAATGATTATAAGATGCAGGTTGTGTTGACTAATACCAACGCACATTGCAGCTTTAGACATGTTGCGAGTTTCCTTGATCTGGCTTTCAAGCCAGCAAAGAATTTCACAAATGCCGCTGTTAAAGTTATGAGTCATAATCTTTCGTTTGTAAATGCGCAAAGTATTTGCAATTGTAATGCGATTATTCATGATAAGTCCGGTTATCATCAATGCATGGCTGTTCTTACTATCAATCCATATGATGCTACACAGTTAGATAGTGGTGCAATTTATCTCCGTTTGGTTGATATAAGCGGTAGTGGGTATGCTACTTTTACAAGTGTTGATGAGATTCAATTGTATGGAGTAGAGTTTAATATTCCTTTAAATTAAGAAAGAGAGGGGGGCAAGCCCTCTCTTTTTGTTATTTTCTTTCTACTGATATTACTGTAACGTGACTGACAAACGGTAGTTTTGATACATAGTCAATAGCATAATCACTTGCTTGTCTTGCATTATATCCTATACATTCTACATATTCTACGTTGATATCATCGCTTTCTGCATTCAGAAAAGCGACTTCCACCCAGTAAGTGTGCTTCATCGTTCTCATTTCTTTACTCCTTTTACACTGATTATTGTATAACGTTTAGTATCTTCAAAATCTTTAGAAAGTCTAAACTTTATTTTTGATTCAAAAGCTGTGTCAGCTTTACAAGTGAAAATACCATTTTCATTAGTATAATTATCATGATATTTTACAATATAGGTATACTCTTTTAATTCTTCGATATCTAATCTTGTAAAAGTCCAACCCATCCAGCGCACATTACAAGCGTAACTAAACGCTTCCGATATATTTTTAGCTTTAATAATATCACAGTCGTGGTAATAATCGTTATCGGTATCGAAGCCCCATACAACAATCGAATAGTTCATTTTAATACCCCCCGTACAAGAAAATCAAGTGTAATTTTTGCAATTTCAAGAGACTTAATATCGTTCGATGTTTCAGAATTTACTGCCTGTTCTGCTAAGTAAGCATACATTTTTCTAACGTCAATATGAAGCTTACTAACAGAATCTTCCGCCGCTATGCAATCACTGATAAGGTCTGATTTCTTTTTTGCTGTTAAATTATCCATGTTTAGTTATCCTTTCTGTTTTTCCATTTAATTGTTTCAACATCCAACTTGTACACATTGGCATTTCCATAGTTTTTACACTGATATGCAAGTGCACCTAGTTCATTACTGTAAACATTATCACCATTAAATGCGACTGCGTTATTATAAGCAAAAATTGTATATCCACCGCCCTTGTGCTTATATAAGTTGCATTCTAACGAATTTAAAATAGCAGTATGCCATGAACAATTTTCATAATATGGAATATAAATTTTCATGTTAGCACCTCACTTTTCAATCCAATATTGAATTGTCATAAACTTTGTAGAAGGCTTGCCTTTATAATAACTCGGGACTACTCTTACAAAACCTTTTCCATATCTGCCATTATATGGGTGAATAGTTGTCAAATTAACGTTCATATATCCGCGCACCTCAGCCCATGTTACATATTTAAGATTGTGATTATATAACCAATCGCCTGTTTTTCTGCTATCTGCTACCATAATTGCTTTACCAATTGTGTTTCTGTTTTCGATTCCGTATAAATTCATAGTTTCCTTCTTTCTTCCCGTGTAGCCGTTAGAACAGCTATGTAATTACCATCTATTTCTATGCGCTGTAATATATGGAGTATATAAATAGATAGTGTTTCTTCTAACCTCATCAAGCTGCCGCGCAATATATGAAAACCAGAACGCTTTTAAACGATTGTGTCGAATCAATTCATCACATTTTCTAATTACATATCTTTCTAAGACTTCAAACGAAATATGATTCTCACATTTGTATAAATTGCGAATACCATCTTTTAATATCTGGTTGATATTGACTACAAGCTTGCGCTTTTCGTCAAGCATATCAAAATCAATGTTGGCAAGTGTGGCAAGGCTAACATGATGCCATTCGGGATTGACAATTGCATCATATCGTTTCCATTTTTGCTTGCACCATTGTTTACCGCCACAACGATTTCCTTCTCTATCAGCCGGACACAGTATACATTGCATAGCTTCAAGTACCGAGTGTTTAGTTTTTGTTACTTTAGCAGTCTGATAAGCAATATTATCATCTGCTATAATAGTATCTATTATAGATTCTTCGCCTGTTTCTGCATTGGTAGATTCACTATAGTCTGTTATAAGTCTTTCATATAAGTCTTTCAACGTTTTAAAATCGTCAAAATCATAACAACTTGTAATTCTTGCTATTCCTCTATGGTCATGGATAAAAAGGCTACCACTAACACCTCTATACACGTTTAAGTATACGTGATTTGTTAATTCAACCTTGTATCGACCGTCAAGTTGCTTTACAGATTTTACCTCTGTATTCATAATCTTTGCTACTTCTGTGAAAAACTTGTTATAACTATTAACTCTCATAATTCCTTCTTTCCGATAGCACTTACTATCTATACTTTCTTTTCCTCTATGGTTATATAGTACTATAGTACTGTTAACATATTATGACATATTTGTAAATAAATTGTTAACAATATATGTTTTAATTTATAAACGCTCTTATAGTTCATACGTTCGATTTATATTATTGTCTGACAACTTGTGGGGAACTTGCAC